TATCGGCGCTCGCTTATCTTGTGCGAAAAACGGTAAGCTGTATGTAGGAGCTTATCTAGGTACTACACAAGTTAGTAAATTAAGGAGTGTTAGCGGTACTGTTATTAGTGGTAGTAAAACTATCGGAACATTCAGAACAGAAGCCCAAGCAAACGTATAAAAATATAGGCAATAAGACAAAAACAGTAATCTGAATTCTTCTCGGGTGGCGTATTTCGGTGGTAATCTCTCGGTTGGGTCGAATGCGGGGTTCGCTAATCTCCAGTTGAATAATTCAGCGACGAATACGAATGCGAATATCGGCACTCACTTATATTGTGTAAAAACAAAAAAACAAAAAGTCTTATTGCCTTGCCTCTCGGCAAAACACAAAACTAAAAAACATATTGTGTTGGTAGGTTTACTCTCGAAAACTCAATTATAAAGCACAAGATTTGTGCTACAAAGGATTAAAAATGAAAAGATACGGTAATATTTACAGTAGTGTTTATACAATTGAAAATCTTAGATTGGCACATAAACGAGCTAAAAAAGACAAGAGTTATTATAAAGAAGTTAAAATGATAGATTTAAATAAAGATTATTATTTAAAGCAAATTCAATTAATGCTAAAAGAAAAAACTTACTATGTTTCTGATGTTGATTATACAATGTTTGAAAAAAGTGATAAAGGTAAAATAAGGCAAATATTCAAATTAGATTATTTTCCTCATAGAATCATTCAACACGCATTGCTTATCGCAATAGAGGGGGTTATGTTTAAAGATTTAATATCCAACACTTTTTCTTCGTTACCTACTCGTGGGATTCATAAGGCGTTAAGTAAATTAGATTATGATTTAAAAAATTATAAGTGTGAAACAAAATATTGTTTGCAAATGGATATTAGAAAATTCTATCCAAATATAAATCATAGCATTAATAAAGAACAATATCGCAGAAAATTTAAAGATAAAGATTTATTATGGTTAATTGACATGCTGATTGATAGTTTAGGGGAAGAATGTGGGATAGCAATTGGAGCCTTATTTTCTCAATGGGATGGCAATTTTAATCTATCAACGTTTGACCATTTTATAAAAGAAGAAATTGGAATTAGGTTTTATTATCGATACTGTGATGATTTAATAATATTGAGCAACGATAAGGAGCAATTGCATGCAATTAGAAAACAGATAGAGATATATTTACTTAATAACTTAAAACTACAACTTAAAAATAATTACAAGGTATATCCAGTTGATGTACAAGGGATAGATTTCGTTGGATATAGACATTTTAGAGACTATATATTACTTAGGAAATCTACAAGTAAAACCCTTATTAGAAAAATGAGAGATATAATGACAAAAATAGATAAAGAAGAAGTTTTTACTTATAGTGATTATTGTAGTATTAATAGTTATAATGGGTGGTTAAAATGGTGTGATGGAAATAATTTATATAAAAAATGGGTTAAACCGTTAGAGATTTATAAAAATCAATATTATAATAGAGTGATAAAAAATAAGAAAAGTGGAGGTATAGTCTTGCATAAATTCTCAGATATTAACAAAGGATGCCTAATTATGGCTGGAGAAAAAATAAAAATAGGAGAAGTATTAGATAGAGATATCCAAGTAATTAGTTATAAAGTTAGCAAAAGCAAGTATAAAAAAGATGAACCTCTTTTAACTTTGAATATAATAATAGAGGGCACACCTAGAATTATATTTACAGGTTCAAAAATACTACGACAACAGTGTGAGGAATATGATAATCATATGCCATTTGAAACAAAGATACGAAATTTTAATAAATGTTATACATTTGTATAATTATAAAATGTATAGGAAGGTGATAATATGAAAATTAGAGGTACACAAAAAGAAATAAAAAACATTGAAATTGGAATAGATACAGTTTATATAAGGACTAATATTATTGCAATTGACGAAGAAGAGTTTAAAGGTTGGGAATATGATGAAATTCAGTATAGAAAAGATGATTATATTGAAATAATTGCAGAGCAAAACCAATCCTTAGACATTCAAGTTTCTGAAACCCAATTGGCTTTGGTCGAGTTATATGAAAGTGTGGTGTAATATATGGAAAAGATATATGCGAAACTCATAAATAAAGGGTTAAAAACCATTGAAGATGTCCCAAACAAACTATTAATGCAAACTAGATTGCTATTGCCAGAATATGAAGCTAATATATTAAAAGTATTTTATGATTCAACTGGTATAAATATTGATAAATTAAAAGATGAATTAGTTAATATTACAGAGTCATTTACCTTATTAAACAATGATGATAAAATGACACTTTTATTCCAAGATATTAAAGAAGAAGTCAAAGAAATAAGAGAAGAAATTCTCATTCCTACTGATGTTGAAATTACACCTCAAGTTCTTAATGAACTTGGGGAAGTAATTCAAGCTCCAGTTACTGAGGTTCAAGATGTCGTTACGTATGGAGAGGTAATAGACACAATTTATACCTACTACAGACGTGGTATAGAGTTGAAGGCTATCGAAAAGGTACACATTGAAAGTGTTGAAACAACTGTACCAATTAAAAATTTAAATGAATCTGAGACATCTGTGAGCGATGTGATAGTAGAAGAAGTTGAGAAAATTTATACTCAAATAGAAGTACCTTATACAGAAGAAATTGAAGTTGAAGTATGGAATGAGTTTGATTTTCAAAGTGTTAAAGATGCTATTGATTTAGTTATTGAAAATCATGACCCACATAAGGGAGAAAAAGAAGAGAGTATAATTTTAGCTTCTCAACAGTGTCAAATTAAAATATTTGAGGGGTTTGAATCAGATTGTCTTGTAGAAGCTAAACATTTCGATTGTAGTATGACAGACCAAGCAAATATTCAAAGGCTTGCACTTACTGCTCTTATGGGTTTAAGTGGATATACTAGTGAAGAAACTCATTGGAAGGGCACTGGAGAATTAGAATGTTATAATTTTGAGTATGCTCAAATACTTCAATTGGCAACAGATATGAAGAAACATATAGAACTATGTATTAATGAATTTAATGCAGAGAGGTTGGTTATATTAAATGCGTAAAATCATACTTAATATAATATTTAGGGCATAGGTAGGTGGGTAGGGTTTTATCAACCTAAATGGATAGAAGAAGAAATTGACGAGAAGGTTGTTGGTAAATGGGTAGAAATGATTAGTGAAAAAGAATTAGACGAGATTGAAAACAAAAAAATTGAAGTCTTGCTTACTCCTACTCGAATAGAAATCAACAAAGCTTCAAGAGAAAATGAGATGCTTAATTTATTATTAGAATTAGAGGTTATATAAATGACAAATATTCAGAAAAGATTAGTAGGCAATTACGCTACTTTAGTCATGGGCAAGGCAATGAAGATTGATGAAGTTCCAGCTAAGTATAAGGAATGGGTTGAATTAGAAATTACTAGACGTGAGATTGAGATATTGGAAAGTTTAGAAGTTGTTGAAGAAGTTGTTATTGAGCCTACAATAGAAACTGTTGTTGAAGAAGTAGTATAAAAGTGGGGTTTTATCACACCACAATTCTAAAAGACAACCTTACAAAAGGAGGGTTAAATGTTTAAACTAGACAAATTTACATCACAAAATGTTGGTGAACTTACAGATTTTGATATGATACCCTACAAACTAACAGGTGTGGACACTCTTCACGCCCAAGGCTTTACAGGACAAGATACGAAAGTTGCTGTAATAGACACAGGATGTGATTGGAACCACACTATGTTAAAAGACAACATAGTTATAAAAACTGAAAACCTTTGTGGTTCTTTAGGGGGGAGCATGGACGATGATGGACATGGAACTTGTGTTGCAAGTACTATTGTCACTCTTGCACCACAGTGTGAAATAATTCCTATTAAAGTTCTTATGCCTTACTATGGTGGAGAAAATGCTTGGGTTATAGCTGGTGTTCGTAGAGCAGTTGAGTTAGGTGCTGATGTTATAAACATGTCACTGTCTTCAAATATGAAAATAGGAAGTTCTGACCACATTGCTTTTGAAAACGCTATAGATTATGCAAACGAAAATAACATTTTCGTGGTTGTAGCTAGTGGGAACACAGGTAAAGAAACTACTTTATTTCCAGCTTGTTTTGATAAAGTAACAACTGTTGGTGCTGTTGATGTAAATAAGCACGAAGCACTTTTCAGCACCTTAAGTGACAAAGTTGACGTTTGTCAAGTTGGTGTGGATTTAGTAGGTGCAAAACTTAATGGTGGATATGTAAAAATGTCTGGAACTAGTATGGCTACACCTATGGTTACAGGAATGACAACATGTCTTGTTGGTAAGTATAAAGAACAACACGATGGAAGACGTCCTACTGGGACTTTTGTTAATAACATGCTTCGTTTACTAGCTATGGATATTGGAGTTAAAGGCATTGACAACAAGAGTGGTGCTGGCTTCATTAGTTTTAATCCTAATGCTAAAATACTAGACTTTGAAACTGGAACTGATTTCTTCACAAGCAATGGTGAAAAAGTTCAAATGGACGTAATTACACAGAGAATCAACAATAGAAATATGCTACCCGTTAGATACGCAAATCATGGTAAGTTAGTTTGTTGGGATAAAAATGAACCTAACGAGTTTACTATTGTGGGATAGGAGGTATGCTATGGCTCCAGAAATGCTAGCATTCCAAAAGGAGTATGAAAAACGCCTTTCACGCGTTGAGAATACTACAGACAACGCCCATCTAAGGTTAAATAATCAAGATGAGTTTATAAAGGAAATACGTGAGACAAATAGAGAGCTCGCTATAACTAATAAAGGTATGGCTGTTATGAATAGTAATGTTTTAGTTATAGCTGAGCAAATCAAAAACTTAAACCAAGGTTTCATTAGACACGAAAAAGCGATTGATGATATACAAGGAAGCATGGAAACCAAAGACACGGTGCTATCTTTATACGCTACAATCAAAGACAACAACGAGCAGTATAAGAAAGGTATGGATGACATTATGGACAAACTTAGAGCAACTGATAAGGTACTAGAAGACCATATAGAACAACCAGCCAAAGAAGCATTAGAAAGAGAAAAGTCTCTGAGGAAGTGGGTTGTTGTTGGTGTAGGCACAATTTTACTATCAATAGCAAGTGGTTTCATATTAATGTATCTAGGATTAAGATAATAGGAGGAGTAAAAATGATTACAAATATAACTTTAGATTGGGTAAAGAAAGCTGGAATCAGAGCAGTGAAAACGATGGCTCAGACAGCACTTAGTATGTTTGCTATAGGAGCAACAATGTCAGAAGTAAATTGGTTGCAAGTGGGCTCAGTTGCGTTAGTGGCTGGTATTTTCTCATTGGTTACTAGTTTAGCTGGCTTACCAGAACTTAAATAGTTTAAAATCTCCTATGTGTGGATTTGCACGTTTAAAATCCACACATAGGCGATAAAAGACTAATTTTAATTAGTACGTGCTTTATAAAAAAGAGGTGAGTTAAACATGGCACAAGACAAGAAATTTTGCATTGATGTGGGACATGGTGGTTACGATGTTGGGGCTGTAAATGGATTACTTATAGAAAGAGATATGAACTTAGTGGTTGCACTAGAGGTTGATAGACTATTAAAATTCTATCAATGTGAGGTAATGCTTACAAGGTACAATGTTGGCACTTTTAAAAGTCCTACAGATAAGGCGAAAATGGCTAATGCTTTTAATGCTGACTTCTTATTGAGTATACATCATAATGCTGGTGGTGGAGATGGATACGATATAATTCACTCTGTCTTTACAAATGAGTCTTTTGGTGACGAGTTTGCAAAGGTTTTGGCAGTAGAGTTTGAAAAGTTAGGACAAAACAGACACAATGTTTTTTCTAGATGGAATAGTTCATACAATGATGACTTTTATGGTATTATAAGGAACGCTGACATGGATACAGTTATATCCGAGTTTGCTTTTATAGATTCAAAAGATAGAGAAGCAGTAGACACAGAATGCGAATTAAAACAAGAGGGACAAGCAATAGTTAACGCAATGGTTAGTTATTTTAAACTTAAAAAAAGAGGTGTTGTAATGAAAACCTATAAAGAAATAATAAATGAAACAACAACTAATCCTAGCGAGTGGATTAAAGCGGTAGACACAATGACGTCTATTGCAGAGCTTCCTTCAAATTTAGGAGAGTTAAACATTTTTAGATTTCTCCCTCTTTTGATTGAGAAGATTGGAAATAGCACTGAATCATAAAATGGCGATTTCATTCACCAAAAACTTATAATATACTACAAAAACTTATAATATATTACTATAAATAGAGTAAAAAAGGAGAAAATATGAGAGATTATAGACAAATACCATGTGATTTACAAGTCCTACCAAAAGACAAGAGAGACTACACACTAGAAATGTTCAAATTGAGTGAGGATAAACTTTATCCAAAAGAGTATGTAGTTCCTTTCAACACCCCAATCTTAGACCAAGGAAACTCTAGTATGTGCTTAGACTTTACATATAGAAGTATAGAGGAAGAGCAATATGTAGCAAAGACTGGAGAATATAAAGAGTTTGCTAATGGCTTTATGTATGGACAGAAAATCTTTTCACACATGGAGGGTATGATTGAGAAATTCGATGTAATTTCATATGTCAAAAAGGGTATCCCTTTCGCAGAGGATTTTAATATTGTTGGAACAGCTTTAGAGTGTGAAGCATATTTTAAGACAAATGCAACAAAAGAAGTGAAGAAGAAAGCAGAGCTTCATAGAAATAGAAGTTACTTAAGTGTTACTACACCAGAGGAAGTTATAAAAGGATTGGTTGAGTTTGGTACAAGTGGTTATATAGGAGTAATGGTTTACAATAACTTCTATGATAGTAAAGTTGGTGGTATGGTTCCAATGCCAAGTGGTAAAGAAATTGGTGGGCATGCTATGAAACTAAAAGGCGTCAAATTTATCAATGGTAAACAACATTATGTAGTTCAAAACTCATGGGGTGAGGGATTTGGGGACAATGGCTTTGTTTATATAGATTGTGAGAACCCTTGTATTTTAAACATGAGACTGTTTACAGATGCTACCCCAGAAAATGAAATCATAGAGTTGTCTATTGGAGATAAAACTGTTGTGACATTAAAAGAAAACATAGAGCTAGACATTGCACCTTTTATAGTCAATGGCAACAGAACCGTTGTTCCTCTAAGATTTATTAGTGAAGTATTGGGCTACGATGTTGAGTGGGCTAAAGGTGGGGGAACTAAAAAGCAAGGACTAGTAACAATAAGTAAGAAAGTATCTAGAAGTGATGACTTGTATATAAAATCAAAACAATAACAAATGTAAATACCTACACTCTCTTTAATTAGAGACTGTAGGTATTTTTTTTATCTGTTTATTAAGTTGTAGTACATTAAAGATTCGAACTCTTGTATTGTTGTCAATATTTTAGGCAGTTCGCTCCACTTTCTAAGTGTCATCTTCTCATTAGCAAAGTCTTTATTCCAATCAACTTCTTGTTCTGACATTTTGGCACATATGTTATACATAGTGTTGTTACCAACTAGATTTTCTATATGGTCATCTATCATAATACCACCATCCATATTTAGAGAACTTTTACCCATTTTAACATCAGAACTTCCCATAAACACATGTGCATCAATATCTTTTCCCAATATGTTTTCCAACCACACACACTTTGAAGCAATATTGGTTAGAGTTCCTTTAGAAAAAATTACTATTTTATATCCCATTTCTTTTGCTTTTTTTAATGATTCTTGAACCCCATCGTATAGTTCAATTTTAGAAGGGTCGTAAAAATCAATCCTTGAAAATATTTCACCAACAGTATCTTTGTCTATTCCAGCATTCCAAGACGTTATTTTTTTATAATCCATTGGATTTTCATTTGGTAACTTATAATGCTCATTCCAAATCTCAGCCATTCTTTTTTCTGCTGGAAATATTGTGTTGTCTACGTCTAAGTAGATTATTTTTTTGAATACCATATTTTAACCTTTCTTTCTCTTAGTTGCTTTGGGCTTTGGCTTCTCCACCACGCTACTTTCAGACTTGCCAATTTTTTCAAAGGTTAAGCCCCAATGCAATATATCTTCTTCTGTTTCTTTTTCATGTTCCTTGTAAAACTCTTTTGCTTGACTTTCATTTTTTATTGTGGACATGTATCCCTTGCTTGGAATATCAGATAAAAAACAATCTCCGTCCCAACTATGAGTATGTCCTAATAACTTGTACTTAACCATTGTTGTTTATCCTTTCTATCTTTTCCATTATATCTAAAGCGGTTTCTTTTACACAATCATTCTTAACTATAAAATCAACCTCTTCCAATATAACACTATAGGAAAATCTTTTGATGTCATCTTCTAGTCTTCTCTGCCACTCTTGTTTGTCGAAGTCCCCTCTTTTCAAACACCTATTTCTTCTTACTTCCTCGTCTACATCTAAGAAGAAAGATACTACCTCTTCACCAAAATGTTTTTGGAATTCTCTTAGCCCAATCATATCTAAAACAACTACATAGTCCTTATTATCTTCAATAGCGTTATCTTCTACACCATAATACCACCTACTAGGTTTTCCGTCAACTATTGTGTCGTATGCCCTATGTTCTACTAAAGAGTTGTTTTCTATTAGTAACTCAAACTTACTGTTCGATATAAAGTTATAGGGATTGCCTTGACACTCACCAACTCTCATTGGTCTTGTTGTGGTACTTACTATGAAGTTGTAATTAAACTTACTCTCAATTTCTCTAGCTACGCTATCTTTACCACTGTTACTAAAACCACATATAACTATTTTCTTACCCATATATTTACCCCCTAAATATTTCTTCTTCTAAATCTAAGAAGATTTCTGGTAGGTGTTTTACAAACTCATCGTATACTTGAATAGCCAACACTCTAATTTCTGGGTGGGCAAATTTACTAGCTCTCAGCTTAATAAAGTGTCTCCATTCTCTTAGATTACAAGTCATATTAATCTCAGTTTTTACACCAATAGGCAAAACACTTCTAGCTTCTTCTGGTTTCGCTTCTAGTTTTATTAGTTTTAGATAAGACATTTCTGCATTCTCCATGGCTTCTAACCAACACTCATACTTTTCTAAATCTTTTTCATTGGCTAGGTCATATTTAAAACCGCTCGCTATGTCTAAAACATTGATACCATTACCACTTTTACTATGATTGACGTAGCGTGTGCTCTCCTGAGCGTATGAGGCTAGTCTATGTCTAACAATTTCGTGGCTATTTCCGCACCATACAGGCTTTCCATTCCTCATAACATAGAGTCTATGGTTGCTTTCGAGTTCTACGCAATAAACATAGCCATCATAATATTTAATATATTTTGTATCATCTTTCGCTCTAAATAAGTGTTCTCTCCTATCTTTTAGAGATATGACATATTGTTCTACGCATTTTGAAAGTATACCATTTGGAAAAACTCTATCTCTTCCCTCTTTGCGTGCATATGATGCATTTTTGCCAACCAATAATGCTAACTCCACTATATCTTCACAAAAATTTTCACTTGCTGAATATATTTGGAACCCATTTCCGTTCGTCATCTTACTGCCATCACCTACAATTACGCCTTCTAAGAAAAAATCTAAATCAACTTTTGATAAGTCATGGAACATAAACCTAGGCATTTTTAAATCGTATGTTTTAGAGCAACGATACCCAATATTATACTCTTTTATAAAATGATAATGCAACCAATAAAATAATATCGGACTATTAATCAGAAACTCTGAATCATATTTAGTATAATCTAGCCCTAAATCTTCTAATACATTTTCAATATATTCTCTGCCGCTTGGCTTTATTTGAGTTATAACTATTCTGTTTCCCCCACCATAATTTTTACCAAAACTTATACTACCATCAGTTACCCATAATCCAAGGAATTTAAAAAAGGCATCTGATTTTAAATATATATTATCGTATTTTTTACTAGTTAGATTTTTTGAAAAATCCTCTATTTTAAAAAAATCTGAGCCTTCATTTTTTATTGGATTAGCAGATTTATTAAATTTATAGGCTTTATTAGTCATGTCCTTTGATTGTATAAATTTCCATACTCTTGTTTTCTCGCTTCTTTTATTGTAGTCATATACCCACATATTGTGATTTGGTGTAACAGCTAAATCAATTTGTGTTGTTTTATACATATCTAGATTTCCTCTAAATTTTTCCTTTATTTGTTTTTTTGATTTAGACCACACTATGTTGTTTTCTTCGTCCAATGTATAAAATTCGTCTTCCTTAGATGTGTTTTTAAATAATTTCCAACCATCTTTTGTTAGTACTTTTGTTTCGTCATCATAACAACATCCCCTATTGGTGACGAATTTAATAGTCACATTGACATGCTCAATCATGGCTTCGTGTCCTCTTAATACCAACATTTTTACAAACTTAGAAGCTGATTCATCTGTTATTTTATCCTCTGACTTATAACATGTTCTACCCACTTGCTCGACTAGTTCTAGCGTTAAGTCTCTATTTATAGGAGTTAAAAACTCTACTTTCGGTTGAATTATATTCATATACTACCTTTCTTTAGCCCTATTATACAAGGGCAGTATTTAGTCTACCTAGATAAACTTTGTAACTATCTCGTCAATTATTCCATAGTCTAACATTTCTTGACTATCCATATACCATTGCTTAGAGTAGTTTTTATCATATACTTCCTCGCCTATTTTGGTTTTAGAAAGAACAAACTCCTTAACAGAAATTTCTCCTTTTTTTATAAAGTCAACAGTATCCATAACAGCTCTCACATCTCCTTGTGTACCAAATCCACCACTGTGGTATAGGAAGTTTGAGTGTTTGTAGCAAAATCTCTTATGTCCAGACATTAATATAAATCCACCACCAGAATAAATTTTTGCTTGACCAATTGTATATATAGGTGTTTCTGACAGTTCGATTAAGTCACATATGTATAGTGTCTCATCTAAATTACCACCATTGGTATTAATCATTATCTTGATAGGCACTCTGTCCTCTTTGTTAATTTTTAAATCACTGTCTTCTCTATTCCATTTTTCTATGTAATACCCAACGTACTCAAGAATAGATTCGTCTATATCTGAGTTAATAAAAAGTCTTCTCTCATAGTTATCTTGCCACTCATTGACTAAATCTAAACTAGGAATACCACCTTTTCGTTGCATTTCAACCAATGATGAAGGGAGCATAATTTCAAACTCCAAAAAGTCTTTGCTCTGTGTATTGTTTTTCATATTTACTACCTTTCTAGTCTTTATATTTTTAAGTCGTCTGTTATCTCGAAGAGTATTGTTGCTATCTCCATTACGGAATTAGCCTCTCTTTCTATAATCTCTCCACTGTCTGTTGTCATTTTTAAAGTCCATTTATCTTTTACTTTTTTTACAATAACTTCTCCCATTGTTTTCCTTTCTTATTTATATTATACCACACTTCCACACATCTGTCAAGAGAAAGTGTGGTATAGTTCAAACTTTACTTACCACTTGCACCCAACATTCCCATTTTTCTTTCTGAGGGAATTTTCAATAATTGGTCATACGGTAGCTCTTCTACACTATCAAAGTCTGCCAATGGCACAAATACTACCTGTGCTATGGCTTTTGACTTCGGATATACTGTGACATTTGGTATTTGAAAATCTAAGTCGGTTATTAAAATAGGTCTATCACTAGTATTGTTTATAATAACCTTCCACTCGTTTCTAAAACCACTATCTATAACACCAGCAGCAACACGCATGTTTTTAATACCAGTACTTCCACGCTCCTTTACAATTCCCACATAATCAGAACTGAAAGAACTAGCCACACCTATTGGAATCATTTCCATGCTGTGAGGGTTTATTTGAATATCACCCTCTACACAAGCATAGAGGTCAAACCCACCATTTTCTTTTTTCTTTGTGGGAATTATTGCTTCTTTTTTAACTTTAGACCAATACAGTTTTTTCATTTTTATCCTTTCTAAAACTATCTCACCGGACAGGCACCACTATAACAGTCTGAGTCTATGTCACTATCTTTATTTGTTTCATATTTTAACAATAATGAAGGTGAGAATCGTCTTTGCTTACTTGATAATTCTTCATACTGCTCTTTTGTAATAGCTTCGTAAGGAAGTAAGTCATAGAAACTATCGTCTAAAGGAAGAAATGAGATTGCTACAAGAATATCCCAATTTTCATAACACCACTTCTCAACCAAGCCCCACTCATTATCTCTAACATGAACTGTGATAGACACATTGTGGTCAGCATAGTCTTCCATAAACATCTTGTAAGTTTCTAGTTGTTCGATTGCTGAAACATCATACTTAGTCTTTCCATTTGGAGACTTTACATAAAATTCAATAACCATTGTTGACATATCTTCTACGGTTTGCCCTACTTCTGGAGTCCAAGTCCAACCTAAGTCTTTTGCCACTCTAGCTAGTGGGTCTTGTGCTGATATTCTAACTCTTCTAATATAGTAAGGAGAGTGAGACCAATGCACACCATTAGAAACTGTTGGTAATTGACTTAATGTTCCAGAAGGTTTTATTGTTGTGTTTAATTTTGGTACGTTTGTTCCTAGTTCGTTTGCCAACTCTTTAGAAGCTTTTATAGAAATGTCTTTTAACTGTTTTAGTAAAGATGATTGTTTTTTCATTGTCATGTTTGTAGCAGAAACCATGTCTTGCCACCCAGTTAACGAACATCCTGTCAACATATCTTCTTTATTTATCTTGTTCCACTCCGATAGTTCAAACTCTATACTAGCCATTCTGTATCCAGACCTAGCAGATATTCTTTGAGCCACAAGTAGGGCTTCTTCGTCTAAGACACCATTCTCAACAAAGCCAAGTACGTTTACCTCTGTCAAGTTGCACACACCTTTACTTCTTAAAATTATCTCCATACAAGGGTTTCCACCCTCTGCATCTATTCTTCTAAGTCTAGCCGCAACCATGTTTTGAAAACCAGGCTCTCCACTGTATCTCATCGCCTCAATGTGCTCGTGCCAAGATTGTTCAGTAGGTTTTTCCCAATATTGAATTGAGTTGTTACTCATCTGTCTGTGAAGAATGTCTGTGTTTACTACCCAATCACCCTCTTCATTTTGTTGATAAAGGTTTGATTTACAGTTCATTATTTCTTGGTCATCAGCATCAAAAAGACAAACCTCTGCCGTTCTTCTAACACCCCCAGAAACAACATTCTCACCAATAATATTTGCAATGTCAGAACACTCTAATGTTGTTAATTGTTTGAGTGTTTCAGTTCCACTTTTTAAGACAGTGTCAATCTTCAAAAGCATTTTTTGCATAGACTCATATCCACTACTATATCCACCAAAAGTAACCAAACGCTCACCTTTAGGTCTTATGTTGTTATAGTTTAACACTATAGCTTTGACTTTTTTATACTGTGGACTAAAGTGTAGTTCTAAAAACTTATAAAGTGAATCTGTCCAAGCCTCTTTTGAATCAGAAATAAATATTTCAGCAGTTTCTCCAGTAAAAACCAAAGAAGTATATTCCTGTCTTTTGTGTTTCTCTATAGGCGTATATGGATTATGGAAGACTTGTATGTCAGTTCTTATCTTTGGCATATTCAAAACATCTTGTTTTAAAACTCTATATCCTACACCAGCACCTATCATTAATAAGTAAAATAAGTCTTTATAAGCCTCAAAGCTATCTATAACGGTAAAAGAGCAGTTGTAATTTGACATACCATACTCTTTACTTACTTTGGTTCCACCAGTGAAAAGAGTTCTACCAGATAAAAACTGTTTTAAATGAAACATGTTGTCAAAAAGTAACTCTGCTTCTTCCACTGCTTTTGCGTGAGACTTGTGTTTTACTAATCCAATGTTGTAGTCTGTGGCTCTAGCAACAGTTTCCCACCAATCTTCTCTTCTACCTTGCTCTTCTAAGTATCTAGAGTACGTTCTGTAGTAAACAAATTCGCCTAGTTGGTTTATAAAGGGAGAGTCTGCATGCTTATATTTACTTATAAACTCTTTACTAAGATATTTGTAGGTTCGCCCTACCCCCATATTTCTAATCTTGGATTGTTTTTGTCTAAATAGGATATATTCCTTAGCCACTCTACCCAAACCAAACTCCATAAGCTTCATCTCAACTTCATCGCTTACGTCCTCAACACTCCAAACCTTGTCACTTTTTTCCATTAGAAATCTAACAGCTTCTTCTATTTCTAGTGCTTTAGATGGAATCCCACTATCAACATAGTCCACATCTTTCATTGCTTTTTGCATCGCAAGAACAATCTTACTGCCATCATACTCAACCTCTAAACCATTTCTTTTCTTAACATTCATAAACAAATTCTCCTTCTATTTGAATCTCCCTTTAGCTACGTTTGACATATCAAGTCCTTCTTCTTTAAGTTTTTGAAGCACACCTTTCCAATTTCCAACTCTATTGAAAAATCTTTCCTCTTTATTGTAAGGCATGTCCACTAAAATCTTAACCTTTGATGAAAATCTACTCAGTAATTTAGGGTTTGCACTGATTACAAAATCAACCTTATGTCCATCTTGAAAATCACTGCTGTCTAATAAAATACTTCCCTTTAACTCATCTTTTACCCAAAGCTCAAACTTGTCTTTTTGAGGCATATCTGTATCTATTAAATAAATAACCTTAACGTCGTTTTTCTCTATAATATTAACAATATCCATTGGTGGATAAGTAGCTGTTTCAACAGAATTAAAAAAGTTAACCTCATTTTTAATTAACTCATCTAGTTCCTCTTGGTTTGTAAAATTCTCTTCGTAGTTATCTAACATGTAGACAATAACTTCGTCCTCAATTGTATCCATATGGTCAGACATTTTAGCAAACTCTTTTGATATAACAGCAGTTTTTGTTGTTAGTGCTATTACGTCTTTAACATCAATTATAATTACCTTATCTCTATTCAATATCTTGTCCCCCTTCAATTTCCTCTACTATCCCAACTTCTTCTACCACTACAATTTCATTCCAATCTTTATCTACTTCACGAACATCTTCTTCTTTAAAATCCCACTTCTTGTTTATTTTTTGTTTCCTTAAGATGGAATAAGCGTTACGTTGATTGCTCGTCTCTACTCTTAATTCTCTATCTAATTCCCCTTGTTTTGCTACAACTGCAAAATTCTTTTGCATTTTGTTTCTCCTTTCGTTTGTCTCTATACTTAATTATAACACAAAACCCTACTTCTATCAAGTACTTTCTTCAATAATTTTTATAAATTTTTGAGAGTACTCGTTCATACATACTACATCAGCTGTGTCTTCTAATAGCTCTTCACCTATTAGTTCAAAAGCCAATTTTTTAGACCATTGTTTTGTGTTGGAGTATAGTTTTTTATCGTAACCCATTTTACTCTGCCACGTACTAGGTGCGATTATTTGAAACAAGATGTGTTCTTCTATTAAATAGTTTACCAACACTCCTTGCAATATACCCAATTGCTTCATTGTTTGCCTACTTAATCCCCCATAAATATCTTCCACAGTAACGAGGATTGGGTTAAATTTAGCTACTAACAACTTTAAAAAAATCTTTATTTCATTTGAAGCGTCATGGTAGTCTTTTTCTTTGGTGATAAAAGTGCCATACAGCACTCTCTCATCACCAATAGACACACAAAAGCCACAACTTCTTGCTTGGTCTAAATTTATTATAACTCTATTATTCATAAGTTTTTCCATTTAAAAATCCTTTCAGAAAAGTTTGTTTATATTTTACTTTAGAGGTAGATATTGCGTAAGAAAAAGCCTTCGTTTCAGCACATATACAACAAAACTCTTTAGCTCTTGTCATGGCTGTATATATCCACTCTTTGCTAAGTATAGTATACCCACTAAAATCCATACCAACAATAATACATTTATTCTCACTACCTTGCATAGAGTGTCCTGTTATAGCATACCCAAGCAATATTGAAGACCAATATTTTTTATTAACTACAACTCTGCCAACAATATCAAAATCAACAATTATATCTTTGGAAGATATTTCCACGATACTTCCTAAGAAGCCATTAAATATAAACGTAGGAACACCATCTTCGTTTTTCGTATCGTAGTTATTTCTTTTAACTAGTATTCTATCACCCTCTCTTATGGTAAAATATACTTTATCGTACCCATTCAAAGTATAGATAGAAACTTCTTTTTTACTATTCGATTTTGGATTAACAAATTCTTGAATTTCAGAGTTTATGTCAAAAGCAGAAGCGTCCCCATTAAACCTAGTTGGTACAACGACCGTAATGTCTCTAGGGTCTTTGTATTTGTCATACTGTTCTTTATAGTTCTCCATTATTCGAAGAGAAGTGAAAAGCTTATCGTTATATATGTCTAATTTTAGGTCTTGTAGTATACCTCTAACTTCTTCTCCGCACCAACCTTTTCCAATAATATTCTTACCATGTCTAATACTTACACTGTCCATTATGATTGCAGATTTTTTAGCTTGTCTATGTATCTCTGTCAGAGTTATTGCTTGAACAATATTACTATCCAACATATCTTTAAAAACATTAAGACTTCCTATACTCTCTAGTTGCCCTTCATCCCCTAAAACTACCAACTTGGCTCCAGTTCTTATTGATTTAATTAAGTCGTAAAATATCTCACCACCCACCATACTACACTCGTCTAAAACTACTATGTCGTAAGGAAGTGGATTTTCAGCATTATAGGTGAAGCCTTTTTCTGGGTTGTATCCCAAAAGTTTGTGTATGGTAGAACCCTCTAAACCAGTTACCTCTTGCAACCTACTGCTAGCTTTTCCAGAAAGTGCCGTTTGAGCAACGGATAGGTTGTCTAGCACTGCCAATGTCGCACTAACAGAGCTTGTTTTTCCCGTACCACCAAAACCTGTTACTATACAAACATTGTTTTTTATAACTAATGATACAGCTCTTCTTTGCTCAACCGTATACTCCCAACCTTGTAGTAACTCCATTTCTTTCAACACTTCTTCTGTTTTGCTAACCTCTACTTCACTTTTCTCTCCATTCATTATTCTCAAAAGCTCTTGAGACACTCTTTTTTCTAGTTCATAATAATATCTTAAGGCAACAAACGTTCTTTCTTCGTCCCAAACTAAAGTTGTTTTATCATATAGGTAATGCATTGATTCAGAAAAACCATTGCTGTCCACCTCTCCTATTGCTTCTACTAGATTGAAGTGTAGGTCATTTGGTGTTACCCAAGAGTATCCATTCTCAGCTCTTTCTCTTAGAAAGAACTCAATGAAAGACGATATTCTAAACACGCCATTAGTGGGATAACCCATAGCCATAGCCAAAGCATCGGCTTTTCCCCAACCTATTCCATCTATTTCAGAAGCCAACACATAGGGATTAGTTTTTATTATGTTTACTATGGTTTCTGGATTTTTGTATCTATCTACTAATTTATTAAGCAGTGATTGAGTGAAGTTTATGTTTGGCAACTCTACAAAAATTTGACTAAAATCTTTATTGTTTTCATATTTGGAGATTATTTTATCAAAGGTAGACTCTCCAATCCCCTTAACACTCAAAAGAGCCTCTCTATCTTCATTTACTATACAATCAAAAGGATTTTCTAACTCTAGGTATAGGTTTTCTACTTGTTTGCTTGTTAAGAATATAGATAAAAAGTCTTTCCTTTGCTCATCTGTTTCAATAGCATAGTCTGTAAAGGAGTAGTCTATTTCATACGATACACCATATTCGTTGTCTATTTCCTTTGCGTACACTATGTACTCAACATTGTCTTTTAAATCTAAACTAGGAAGCAGTCCCACAAGCTTATAACTTCCATACTTGTTTTTTCTAAACTTGCCGTCCATACTCTCTACAAGAGTGCAAAGGGCAACCCCCCAAGTGCCACTTTCGACACTTGAAGCTCCCTTTGGGTGCATAATTGAATTGACTTTAAACCTTCCTTTTAGCATTGGTCTTTTATTCATACTCAAACCTTTCTGTTGTTATTGAGGCTTCTCCATTTTCGTATATCTCCTCTATTTTTGCCACACTGTGCTGATACACACTATTGGCATAATTTCTAGGGATAAATTGGTCGTCTCTTCTATACCCAACAACCATTATTTTAGCACCTCTTGTGAACCAAGATTTCTCCATAATTTTCTTCTTGCCACTATCTTCATTGTAAATTGACATTTGTTTGTCGTAATTGCTAAAAGCCCCTTGGTAGAACTTAACCTTAACTACTCCAAACTCTGTTAGTAATGTAACACTATGCTTCATCTTGTTTTTATCTAGCACAGTTCCACCTATTCTAGTTAATTGATACTTTTTAAACTCTTTGTTTTTTGTCCTTACCACTTCGAAAGCTTCCATAGATGGCAACTCAAAGAAGTTTGACAAGTCATAAACATCTTTATTTAACTTAGACATTTCATGCTCATGGTAGTAAAAACTCAAACTATCCATTTCCCATTTAGATATTGTTCCATTACAATACTTGTCCCAATCCCCACTCATTCCCAAACTTACAATATTATCCCTATACAGTTCCAACGTACTTTCTAAACCTAACCAATCAGATAGTTTTTCGATATGTTTGGAAACTACTTTCTCAATTGAACTTGTCCTATATTCTACTGTGCAGTCATCTGTATATTCAAAATCCTCTCCCTCTTTTAACTCACCAACAAATATTTCAGAAAAATACTCTAGTACATCATCTCTGTTAGGCAAGACATTCCACTTTCTATTTCCCTTTTTACCAACAAAATACTCTTTTGTGTTTATGAGTTTTAGGAACATGTATTCCCTAACTTGACCTAATAATTCTTTTGGAATTAATTCCATCTCTACTAGCTTTGCTAAGTTGCCAAAGTCCAAAGGCTTCTCTCTGTTGTTTCCTAGTATATGTATATTATACAAGAAACTCTTCATAGTGTCAACCCTATTTCCATTTATTTTCTCAATTTCGTCAAAAGCACCAGCTTTTATTAGGTTTATCATAGCAAGTTTTGGTAAATTTGTCTTTTCTATAAAGTCGGCAAGAGATAAATATGGTCTATTCTCTATTATTAGGTTAGCAACATCATCTCCTATCCCATTTATACCTTTCAAACCAAAGACTATTGCATCGTTTTCAATATCTGGGTAAAAACTAAACTTAGCTTTGTTGATGTGTGGTAATGAAATACTAACACCATTGCCTTGAATATCACCTATTGCGATTGCTATCTTGCCATAATTAGTAACCTTCTTTTTATTATTGATTGACTCATCTTCTATTGCCGATGCGTTAACAGTTAAAACAGAAGTGTTCCAATATAACTTGTTAAATCTGTGATATAAGTTCATCTCTTGTAATGCTATTGCAGAGTAAGGCACAGTGTGATTCCTAGAGAAACTATCATTTCTACCCTCGGTTTCCCGATATTTATTAGGGGATTAGACTATATCTTGTGTGTGGAAGATTTGTCTATAATATAAATTTCCATTTGTAATTTAAGTGAGATTTTCTCTCTCCTTTGCAAACTCTAGTTATTGCACCGTTATCTTTTCTGTCTATTGCTTTGTAAGCACTTTTCAAGTTTTCGTAAGTTTCGATTAGACTACCTTGCATATCATATTGACCAACCTTAACATTTTTCATCATCCTACTCTTTTTAAAAACCCCATCGTTTGGTTCTAGTCTTGAGTAAGACCAAACATACCCACCACCAATTCCACCCTCAATAGCACAAATAGATATACTTTTTATTGAGACATTGGTTTTACTCTTAGCTTGTTGTGCACTACCATATTTTTCAACAAATGTTCCATCAATGTTGTATTGATAAACGTTTTTTGTTTTTAGTAGTTTTGTTCTCACGGCGTGTTGCATATTACCGCTTGCATCAACAACTTCCAAGTTTTCAAGCATGTTGTTTACTTTGTTGCCATCAATATGATTTATTTGAAGCTTGGTGTCTATATCCAACCTTAAAAAATACTCTCCTATTAATCTGTGAACATATCTTGTGTATTGTTTGTTTTTATGACTTAGAGTATAAGACTCATAGCCGTTTGTACGATTAAACTTTCTTTTTAACAGTCTGTTTGTTTCTGTGTTTATACAGTCACCGTTACTATAAATCGAATACTTTGTTTCACTGTTGTTTAAAAAAACTCTTTTATTCATTTCACTACTCTCTCTACTTCCACACACTTAGCACTTCGAATGGTAGCCTATCTCCCACCCTACTCCCTTACGGGATAGTCGTTGCACCTTCCTCTTTCAAGGCTTGGCACAGGATTATCATATTGTTTCCAACTTAGACTTCCCCTGTTAGCCTACTCATTAGTCATTATTTCCCATGACTCCAAAAGTTAAGTAGACACCGCTAGGCAATAGCGTTCACAAAATTTTAATAGGGCATAATGTTTTTACCCTAATTGGATACCAATACACTCTTTCCAAATATAGTTTAGGAAATTTGGTCTAGTTCCTAGCTTCTTACCCACTTCAAAGAACAGCACTGTCATTTCTTCTATGTCTTTTGTCTTCTTCTTTGCTATTATTTTACGAAGTTTGTTTGCACCAACCATATCGAAACCAACAATATCTTTATCCATTGTCAACTCCATTACGTCTTCTTGCTCTATAGCCATCATGTTTTTATCCAAAAGATGTCTCTCAACAACTGCTATTTCTTTTGCATTTAAGCCATACTTAGCCATATCCTTATACGCTTCTTTTATGTCGTTCTTATACCTAGCGAATTTGTCCATTGGTGTCTCTCCATCTGAACTCATTAGTCTCATAACAGAGTTAGCAAGAGCTAGTTCTTTCAAACTTCTAGGCTTTATTTTCTTTTGTGCTTGGTTTCCAACGTCTGTATCAAATTGAAACAGTGATATAATCTCACTATTGTCAAGATACTCCCACATTTTTTCATCATCGTATTCTAAAACGTCTGGATGAAGAATTTTATTATAGGTATCTCTTATATTTCCACTATGTTCGACTACTTTATCAAGTATTAGTAGGTCTAACTCAGTTCTTATTTTGTCTAAACCCTCTATTGTTAAGAAGTCTACCTTTAGCCCACCCATATCCTCTGAATCATTCATATCGAACGCAGTAACAAGCTTGCCATTTGGAGACGTCATTATGGAGTTGTAATCTAGTATTGTGGTTGGATATATAATAACCCCACTAGCATGAGTAGAGCGACCAACTATCAAACCTTCTATCTTTCTAGCCGTTTCTTCTACATGTTCATATGCGTCTATCTTCTCTTTAAAACCATCTACCTTTTTTCTTTCCTTTGCTTCATCTCCATATAAACATTCGTCTAGAGACCATTGTTGACCTCTTTCTGATTTTATGTAGTCTGCCAACTCTTGTGCTATGTCATTGTTTATTCCCAATCCCCTACATGCAGTTAATAAAGCAGAGCGACTTCCTTCTTTTTTAAACGTACATATGTTTATTGTTTTGTCATAACCATATTCGTCACTACCAAATTCTTTTGCAACAGCTTGAAATATCTGCTCTCTTTTTGAGGCTTCTGTATCCAAGTCTATGTCAGCAAGTTCTATTTTTGTATGGTGTATATGTCTCCACCAAGGAAGATTGTGCTCAATTGGATTTAATTGGGATATATCTGTTAGGTAGCATAGGTAAAATCCTGTAACTGACCCCCTAGCAACACCTACTAGTGAATTTCCTTTACTGTCATCCCACATAATATCAACAATAATATCAACTAGATTATAATAAGAGGATAAGCTTTGTCCCAACTCTTGACTTATAAGTTTAATTTGTTCTAACTCTATATCTATTCTATCAATATTCTCTTTGTTAAATTCCTGTTTTTTCTCTGAGAACCCTTGCTCAATATTCCAAAGTAGAAACACATCACTACCACTTTCACTTTTACTAAAATAGTCTATGTTTTTATGACTGCTGTAGTAGTCTTTGAAAATGTGGTCTAGCTTAATATTACTAGGTAGTGGTACATTTGGTATTGCTGTTGGTTGAAACAGATTAACATCAGAGCATTTGTCGTGTATTTCCATTGTTGCTCTTAGCCCAACTTCTACCTCTTCTTGTGATAGGTAAGGCATCCAATCATATATCTCACTAGCTGTTTTCAAAAAAGTACTGTTGTAAAACTCCTCTGTCTCCCTATCCCCATCTCTACTTCTTAAAAAAGCAGAGTGCAATTCCTTCTCTTCCTCATTGAGATAATGAACATCGTTTGCTATTACATATTTAATTCCATAAGCGTTTGCTATTTTTAAAAGAACTTTATTGTATTCTTTTTGTTCCTCTGACTTACCAGCTTGCATCTCTATGTAAAAATCTTCCCCAAGCACACTTGTCATATAGTTTAGAAAGCCATCTACATCATCTCTTATTTGCTCTTCATTTGGGTTTTCCATATAGAGTAGCTCTAATATCTTAGAGCCTAAAAAAGACCCTAGACAAGCAGTAGAGCCAATTAAATGACCCTTATCTTTACCAACGACCTCTTTTAATTTGTCATAGGTTGTGGTTGGTCTCTCCAAACCTCTGTCAAAAAAACTGTTTTTCCAAGCAAACGAACTAAGTTCTTTGAGTTGTCTGTAACCAATTTCATCTTTTGCTATTAGTATGAAGTGATTGTACCTCCTACTAGGTTCAAGGCTTTCGTTCAAATAAATTTCATTACCTAAGAGAACTTTAAAATCAGTGTTTGGATTATCCTCTTTTATTTTATTATAAGCTCTTATGGCTCTCAAATGAGAGCCTAGAGCATCGTGATTTGTTACTGCTATACCATTCAATCCAATATCAAAGGCTCTATTTATTAAATCTTCCACCCTAATATTGCAGTCAATTATTCTAAGATTACTCATTTCATCATGAGCGTGTATTTCTGTTATTTTTTCATATCTTTCAGCCATAATTACTTCCTCTCTAAAACCAAAACTCTGTCTTTCTTTTATTATAACACACAAAGTCATATTCGTCAATGATTAATTGATAAAAAGTTTTTCCAGCCCATTCATTTATATTAACTCTACCTATTATATTAATTGAGAGCTTATCACTATTTAAAAATGCCTCATCTAGGTCTAGAACAGTCTTCTCTACATTCTTGAAAGATATGGCTAAGATGTCTTTTGAGTCGTTTATTTGGAACTTTACCATGGTTTTAGCCTCATTGTATAAAATGTGACTTTTATCCACTATAATGTCTTTCACACAAATACATGGAGCCTCAAAACCCTTGCCATAGTGTTGTTCGTGTCTTCCCACCACAGACATAAAATCACTTTTTAAGTCTTTTGCTTGTATTTCGAAATCTACTTCATAAACCTTTCCCTCGACAGAACTTTCTAACTCTTCATTCATTGAATTAACAAAATCTTGTAGGTCTGAACTATTATTGATGTTTATTCCAAACGCACTTGCATGCCCTCTAGCCCAATTAACACTTGCCATACTATCACACTTCTCTCTCAAGTCTTCAATGGGAGAATTGCTAAAATTTCTACCACTTCCACTAAAACTAATGCCATCTTTGTTTTCAACCACTACGAACGTTGGTTTATTGTATTCACTTGCTATTGAGTTAGCCAAAAGTCCAGTAAAAGACCTTCTCTCAATTGGTATCACTAGACTAATTACTTTGTCTCTCAACTTACTCTCTATCTCACTTCTATTACTTTCCAACAATTCGTTTTTAATATCATCTTGTGCTTTTTTTATATCCATAAGTTTGGGAATTTGCGACTCTATAAAAGAATTAGGCTTGATAAACCCCTTCTTCTTACTCTTATTGGAGAATGGATTACTATTAAAAACAATGCTATTTTCATCAATAAGACATTTGAAGAGTAAATTCTTCTCCTCTAGCGTACCCATTCTGTGAACTGCGTTTATTAGTGGAGCTATATAGAAGCTAATACTATCCATTTGGAAGCTTTTTATCTTATTACCATAATAGTCAATCAGATGTTTTAGAAACAGATTGTTTACGTTGGATAGTCCCTCCATTATGTAGTATCTGTTTTCCAACACCGTGGTGTCCATTAAATCGCTAACCATTCCAACAGCCACAAGGTCTAAGAAGTAGTCTGCGTGGTTCATATTGTAAGCTTCATCAATAGCTTTACAAAACTTGTGCGCAACAGACACACCAGAAAGCTCCTTATTTGGAGAGCTGTCCATTTTAGGATTTATAACCACTGCATCATCACTATATCTTTCTGCCTCATGATGGTCGCAAACAACAACTTTCTTACCCATTTCTTTTAATATCTTATGTTGTTCATAGTCACTAGAACCAGCATCTGCTATTAACAACACATCGAAATCAAAATCTCCCATCTCCTCTATAATAATCCCATGTTTTTTACCACTATGGTTTAACCAAGATATTTTATTCTTATCATACACCTTACAAAGGTAAAGGTAGAGTAGGGCTGAACTAGTACTACCGTCCACGTCAGAGTCTATTATGAGCCTAATTTTCTCATCGTTTTTCATTGACTTGACTAGCAAATCAACCCCCTCTCTCATATTTTTGATTATAAAAGGACTATCTACATTGTCTTCACTGTAGTTAATCAAACCATTTAAACTTTCAATGCCTCTATTTTTTGCAAGAGTTTTCATTGGAAGTGCTTTGTAATTGTTTGTGCCTATTCTTTTATATTTCATAATCTATGTCTCCTTTTATCTCTACCTTGCTTTTCATTAGCTCTTCTAATATTTCCTTACCTTTGTCAGTAGGACTATCTTTTTCTAAGATTAGGTTCTTATCATCAACAATAACGTAAACAGTGCAATAGTTTATAAACTTATCAGCTATTCTGAGAACGTTTTTATTAAAAGCATCTATCTTACTATCTGTTTGTTCTGGTTTATCCAATGCTATTATAACCTCATTAACACCAAGTTCGACTATTTTGTCTCTTTGGTAGTTGCTGACACTACTTCCACTAACACCTAAAGTGAAGCTGTTTTCTCCGTAGTATGAATCACATTGCATTGTCGACTTCTCTGCTTCGACTATCATCACTTTTTTAATCCTTTTTATTGCATCTTTGTTGTGATTTAACCCAAAAAGATTGTGTTTTGTTTGATGTCGATAGTCGATTTTTTCTATTTTTAATGGTAAATATTTAGCTCCGCTCTCTGCGTCTTCTTTAATTAACGCTCTACCCCTAATTCCAATCAAATCTCCAAACTCATTGAAGTGTGGTATGACTATTCTTGACCTAGTTATGTCAACACTTATGTCATATTTCTCCATAGTAGGAGCCTCTATATGCTCTTCTAACCAACCTTTATAGTATCCACTAGCAAATACACCTAAGATTTCTTTGTTAAACTTCTTTAAACTAACTACTTCTTTCTCTTCTATTAGTTTGAAGTATTTGTCTAATATATCCCAATCATTTATCTTCTTAACATCAAAAAAACCTATCTTTTTTGAATGAGTTGAATATCCTAATAGATTAGAAACCCACATAAGAGATTCATAAAAACCTTCGTTGAGAGATTTCATAACCAATCCAAAAATATTAAAACTTTCTTGACAACCAGTGTAACAATGGAAGAGTTTACTATCTGTGTAGTAGTATAGCTTTTTACTATCTCCATGGTGGCAAACAGTTGGAAACTTTATAGTTGTCACATCACCACCCTCAAAAACTTCTTCGTGGTAATCTCCCCCAAGAGCTTCTACTATTTGGACAATATCTTCATTGGTAATCTTTTCCAATAGTAAATCCTTATCTACCACTTAAAGCCCCCCTCTTCTTTTTCTTCTTCCATTGCTTCTATAGGAGCTTCTAATGCTTCCATTTCTTCTTTTGTGTACATATTACTATCTAGTATTTGTTCAACTGTGGTAGCTTCTATATCTATAACCTCATAGTCATTGTTTGTTAAAAACAAGTCTTTTGTTCGACAAGTTCCTAAGTCTATATAACACCAAAGCTTAACCCTAACAAATCTACCTTTTCTTACTTTGTATATATTGTAAACAAGATTGGGAAGAACTGAAAAAGCTGGAAGTATGTTAGCTAGGCTTTCCAAGTCAGCTTTAGTAACTTGCATTGCTATCAATCCTATGTCAATCTTATCGGCAATTGACTTTGCTCCTCTAAGTACTGCCTCATCTGCTGTTTTTACATGTTTTATTTCCCCATTTACTTGTGTAGCACTATATATAAACACATCTAATGTATTACATAGGTACTTCATTCTATCAGCAAATAAATACAAAACATTGTCTTCTCTAAGTTTCATACCCCTTGTTTGACTAGCTATTTCCATTAACATCTTAGGAGAAGTAAAAATATAGTCAAAAAACACATACGACACATCGTGATTAACTTTGTATTTTTTTATAGCTCTCTCTATATCTGTCATATTGAAACTAGGAATATGCTCAATCCAAATAGGTGACTCTGCTATTATTTCTATTGCTCTATCAATTCTCTTTTCTTCTTCTTCATTATATGTAAAGGAGAGAAGTTTGTCCTCATCTACACCACTCACATAGGCAACCATGGGAGTTTGTATTTCATTTATTTCTAACTCTGTTGTTATAAATAGAGTAGGTTCACTATACTTCCTATCTATCCACTCTCCAAGCTCTGTATCGTATACATTTCTAATTGCTATTTTACAAGCATCACCAATTGCCAATCTCGTATTGTGCGTAACAATGAAATCACCCACTTGAAACAAAGCTTCTTCATTATCAACTGTAAAGCATGTCATGTCAACAAGTTTTTTTGTTCTCACTATGTCAGATATAGCCAACCAATCGTTTGCTTCTGACCTTTTTTCTACACTTACATAGTCTATTGCTTTTTGTTTTTTAGGTGTATATGAGAACATATTAACTTTCTCGCTCTTGGGCGTTAATATTCTAATTTCGTAGCAAACCCCATTTGTATATTTATCTTCTCTTGTGTCTTTAGAAAAATTTGCAACGTATCCAAGGCTTCTACAAAGTTCGATAATACCATCTTTCATCTTCTCACTTGTTGTCGAAAAACCCACTCTACCGCCTTTTTTAGAAATACTCCCATCTGTGTCTAGTAGACCTTGTAATAGAAATCTTCTCTGCTCTACATCCCCTAACAAATAGTGTTGTGGAATGAACTTGTCTCCACTTTTCACGTTCCATAGATTTGGATAATCAGCCAAAGCCTCTTCAACCCAAACCATATTGTGATATCTTCCTACCTTAGCCACGTTTTTATGCTCAAAATGCCAAGTGTTGTTATTCGCATTAGATTTACTAAAACCCCAATTTTCAAGATTAGCTATCTTAGAAACGATTTCCAAGTCATAGGAAGAGTACTCTAAAGACTTATTTTTAGCACTAGTCCTAAAACTAGCATCTCCAAGCATTGTTCCCATTGTGTAGGGATGTAAACTAAACTCTTTTGTTGGATACTCTACAGCTTGGTTCATGGGAATTTTATATCTGAAATCTCTACCACTTTTGAATCCACCCAAACCCTCAGCTCTATCTAGTAACTGCTTCGTTGTCTCAACAACTCTAGGTCTATCTTTTTGGTAAGAGTATTCCCATAAATGGTCTTCACATGATTCGACTACTCTACCATCTTTAAAGTGAACCTCATACACTTCTTTTTTAGTAGGCTGTGGATGTATTTGTAACACTTTTGTTGTCTTACCATCTCTAGCAAAAAGCTCGTCTCCAACCTTTATATCCCCTATTGTTTTCCAACCACTAGGAGTTGGAATTTTAAAGTAGTTTGGAATAGCTTTTCCTAAACCACTTTCAGCCGACCTAATATAAAACTTCTTCTTCCTAGCCCCTCTAGTTATAGTTGTTAATATACCACTGTCTAAAGGTGCTCCCATTTCTGGAGTAAGTTTGAGTGTTTCTTTTAGTTCTTTCAGCTTCTTACCAGCTTGTTGTCCCTCTTGACCTAAGTTTTTTGCATACTCATCTCTAGACTGAATAACAATGGTGTCAAAATAATCAATAATTTCGTCTATCTCTCTTGTGTCGAACTTAACTTGTTGCTCCTCTTGTTGTTTAGTGTCTAAGAGTTGGTCATTATATATGACCTTTGTATCAAAACCTTGGTCTCTATAAAATTTTAATAGGCTAAACTTCTTAAGTCTTTTGTAGTTATACTGAAAGTTTTCCACTTTTGCCAACTGCATACATTTATCTATATATTCAATTCCATTATTATCTGTAAAAATAGTATAATTTTTATTATAAGAAGATAGAAAACTATCCACTTCCATAGGAGATAAGTTTTTAACATTGCTTTTTATTAGGTTATGAATAGCTCCAAAAACAATTTGATGAAACTTTTCTGGAAAGTCTTCTACTCTTAAGTCTCCATATTCCTCTTCTAGTAGTAGGTTTGGTTCTAATAACAAACAACCAAAAACCTGTAATATCGTAGCTTTATCAAACATTGAAAATCCTCTCCTATAGGCTATCTATATCTATTAAATAGACTTCTTCTTTTTTTTGAAGTGGCTTTACAACCAATCTCTGACTTACAGAGTGAGCCACATCTTTGTTTTTATTTGAGTCTATCGCTGTATTTTTCCCCACCCAAAACCTCTGAGCGTCCATATAAACATGAGGAATTATCCCAATTCCATATTCACTGTTTACCTTATTATCCATTATATCATAAAAATACTTCAACACTAAGAACATTTTAGTATATGTTAACTCATACTCTAAGTGGTATTTATCAACTTGTGCCATTATTTTAGGGTTTAGCTCTTTAGTGCCATATAATTCATTTATATAGTCATACAATTCTTGCTTTTCGTCCATCTCTTCTGTGTTCTTTTCATACTTTTCCCTTATGAAATCCTTATAACACTTGACATGATACGTTGTATTTTTAAGCTTTTTAACCGCATCTGTTTTTAATATGTCTTCTCCACAGTACTTACACTTTTTATTAACACTCATAGCTTCTCCTTTGAAAAATAGGTGGTAGTATTTCTACCACCTATAGAACATTAGGCTTCTAGTTCTTCTTTAAATGCGTCTTCTAAGTCATAAAGAACCATGTCTAATTGTTGTTTTTGATTCTTAGTTGCGGTTGAAGCACCATTACCTTTTCCTAAATGCTCCTCAACAATCGTTATATAGTCATCTATTTTACCTTTTTCATTTAAAAACATTGCGTACTTTTCAATCTCTTGCATGATTTCGTCAAATGTTTTCTCTTTAACTTTGGTTAACTCTTGATTTTCAGTGAAAGAAACAACAGAACCGACACCACTAATTTTTTCTTCTTCATCTATTGCATCTGAGATTGCTTGCTCTAAGTTTTCTATACTAAACTCTTTCAAATAGTTAACCATATAATCAAATCTAGAACGAGCTAAATATTCTGGGGTGTTTACTATGAAAGCTGAACTAGGTATTTCCTTACCTGTTTCGTCAAGTCCATTTGGTTTTAAGTATAGAATAATATCACAGAGGTCACAAATTGGGTCAATTGAGCGTTTGTCCCCTTTAGGATAAATCTTTGTATACTCTTCGCCTTTGTCATTCAAAAACGTTCTTTGTCCCTCATGAGATATAAAATAAACTGTAAAACCAGCAGAAGTTAACTTATTAATCTCTCTCCAAAACTCCACTTCATACATTTTATATCCACCACCATGAGGAATCTCACCAATTGTAGAAACACCTTCTCTTTGACAGATATAATCTTGACACAACTGTGCTGATGCTTCCGAAATACCCTCGGTTTCCCGATATTTATTAGGGGACTAGACTATCTCTTTATCCTTATTAAGGATAGATGGCACTTCGGTATGGGATTTTCACCCATAGCCTACAGGACACTACTCCTTAGTCGTTACACCTTCCTCCATTGAGGCTTGGCACGGTATTAGCTTGTCCTTACTTAGGATTTAGCCTTCCTTACTCATAAACTATCTCTAGCTCTGAACCGTTAGCATGTCATATTGACACACACCTTAGATTTCTAAGTTCACCATCTTCATTTCACGCATTACTACATGAATGGTCATTGGTATTTTCCATATTTATTTTATCAAAATAGCTTTCATTAAAGTGGAACTTTCTACTCTTTCTCATATTAACACTTAAGCTCAAACCTTGTTGTAGTATTATTCTTCTTATAACATAAACCCCAACATTTGTTCTTTTGGCTATTTGTGGAGGAGAAAGCTTTTCTTCCAAGTACCACCTAACTATCAATTTTTCTTGCTTCTTTGTAGTTTCATATTTATTGCTAGCATTTTTTACTAATACAATTGTTTTTTCCACGCTACCTCAATCTACAAAGACTTTATGGTATTTACCCTTTAACAGTATCAAAAATTATAGTTGAGTATTGCTCTCTTGCTTGGTCAACAGTTTTTTCTGATGTTAACTGCTTATTAATTTTCTTAAAGTTTGCCCATCTACTATTCATAGGTAGAAACGGAACATTTGCAATAGCATTAATTCCTGCTTCGAAACCTAAGTAAAAAGGTTTTTTTGCTCTAGTTGCTTGCTTTGTCTTACCAGTTGAGTTACTAGCATAAACAAGAATAGTCTTACCTTCTAATCCTCTAGTAACCTTACTAATATTTGGATTAAATATATCTAAAATTGCCATTTTTTTCTCCTTTTCATACCCACGTATTAAACAATACGTGGGGGTTTTGTTATTTTACTAAACTACTGCTATATTACCAACTTACTTTTTTCTGAGTGTTGTTTTGACTTGGTGCTTGATTAGGTTGAGAGAAACCTTTTTTTACATCACTGCCACTCTCGCCATCAGACTTCATTTTCTCTAAAACAATTTCTCTATTAGCCAAGGCAGTTTTAACAGCTTCTACGTTATAGGCTTTTGAATCGTCTTCGTCATATTGTTCTGGTTTACCAGAAAGAATGAGCATTTCATTAGTAATGTTTTCAAAAGTTTGTGTCTTGGAACTACCAAACCCTTCTTTCTCTTGAACTACTACATCTATCGTAGACACTAACTCACCCCAAAGATTTGAAGTTTTTCCAATTTCATAGTTAGCTTCAAGATAACTTCCTGCCTCTTGACTTGTTACAAATTCGAAAGGCATTGCATTACCATGGTAATCAAAACTAACAACAGTCATTCTAAGTCTACCAGTTTCTTCTTCATCTTTAATTTCTGGAGTCATCTTAGTAACTACTCCCTCGATATCAAAGAATGCTTGAGGAGTAAACTCTTTCTTAACAGTCTCTATGAAACTAAAGCTAATTTCTGGATAGCTAGAGATGTCTTTTTTATTACTATTGTAATAGTCATTCATTTTTAATTTTGCACCATTAACAACTACCTTAGAAGCTTGCTCTAAAGCGTCTTCTTTAGAAATCCCAGAAACCATAAGTGTAGCTAGTGAAGTATAAGACATAGCCTTTTCAAGTGAGTTAAAAGAAGGATTGACCTTACCTTTAGAAGTAATCTCACCTGCGTAACACTTTAACTTATGCTCTGAATTTTCTCCAGTTTTAATAACTAAGTCACCACGAACTGCTCTTCTACCTTCTTTTTCGTAGTACTCTAAATTATTTTCTTTCACAACACCAACGATTGATACCTTGTTAAAACTTTCTCTTAACGTTGTCTTATTTTCCATTTTATTTCTCCTTTTTCAATTTAGTATTTGTGTTTTTGTTTGTATGTTTTCTTAAATTTTTTCCATAGTTCCTTCGATAACGTCTACTAAGAGCCATTTTTCAGAGTTTAAAGACTCGCTATTTCTAACTATCTCAACTACTTTTTGACTAACGTTGATTAAGTATCCTTTGACAGTTGAGCCATCCGAGACTTCGAAGCTAATCTTATCTCCAACAGAAATCGTCTTTTTGTCAAATGTTTCAAATGATTTGTAAGGTTTTCTTAAAAATTTCATATTTTATTTCTCCTTTCTTATTGGTCTTACTATAGTATAACATATAAAACTGTATCCGTCAAGTCTTTTTTAGGATATTTTTAAAGTATTTCCTAAACTCTTGTATTCTACACCATCAACCACTTCTCCACGCTTAATTGCATCTGCCACAGCCTTTTTATCAACTTTGGGTTCTGGAATAGGTGTATTGATATATATTTTAGGAACTAAATCTTGATTTAAAATAATAACACTTTTTGGTCTTTTTCTCAATTTAGCTGTGAACAAATCTCCACCTACAGAATCATTACTTGTAATCTCCATAGCGTTTTGAAGACCTTTGAGCATACTCTCTTTCTTCTTAGCCATTTCAGACTTTCTAGTGTTCAGTCTATCAATCTCACTTTTAATTGCATTTTCTTGAGACTCAAGGTTTTTAATAAACTTCATATACCCCTCTGCCTTTACATCTAAATCTTTGAGAACGTCTGCAATAGCTTCTTGAATGGCTTCTTCGTCAAACTCTCCCTCTTCCAACATAAATTCTAACTTTTTAAAGTCGTCTGTTATTTCATAAAGCGATTTAATCATTCTAATTCCTCTCTTTTATTTATCTTATAGTTATATTATACCACACAATAGTGGTTTCATCAAGTACTATTTACAATCTTTTAAATCTTTTGAATTAAAAATCCAAGGCTCCACTCCATCAAAAGAGTAGAAATTTTTAAGTTTGGTGTCCTTCCTTGCTACAAATACCTCTTCTCCATGTTCTTCAAGCCAATTTACGAACTCTTTAGACAACTCTTCGTTTTGAGCTCTCATTACAAAGTCGTCCAATACTAACTTTACAAGATGTCCATCATAGTCTCTTTCTTTTTCTCCAACTGCATCCATAAAAGAAAGCATTGCTTTGGCTTTATTTTGTTTTGCTTTTTGTTTTAATTGCCTCATCATCTCGTTTTTTGTTCTACTTTTCACTTTATTTCTCCTTATATAAACCCCAGTACTACAGAATTTTTTCTGTTAGTAGTAAATTACTTATGAGCATTGTCCCAAACCTTGTTTGTAAACTCTATTGAGTCCTCAGTCATTTTACCATCTTCTAATTGATAATCAATACTAATTCTAGCTTTCATAGGTCTAGGGTCGTTTGCCAATTGCATAATAATTTGTTTAAATTGTATCTCTGCCATTTGCTCAGATGTTTGCATTTGTTGATTGTCAACTAGAGCATCTCCTAGCCAAATTTGAATTTTAAACAGAAGTAAGACTTGTTGTTGAAACCCACTAAACTCCTCAAAGCCATTGAAGAAACCTTCCATATTTATATTCATATCGTCCCCCCCTCTACCAATCCCAAGTTTGCAATAACAACTCATCAAAGTCTCTTGGAACTTTACTACAAATAGTCATTTGCCACATCAAACTCACAATTGTTTGAATTTCTTCGTTGGTTTTGTCATCGAATATAGATGGTTCATAAATGACTTGGTCAAACCTATATCCCATTAAGTTTTCTACAGACGTTACTGTTACACCCCTATACTCAACCACGTTATCTGTAGGTTCACGAATAATTTGGATAGAAACACACCTTTCGTATACAGTCATAGCATCTTCATTTAGGTAGTTCTCACTAATCACTCTCATCATTTGTGTTAAGCTTGTTTTATTTTTCGCTAAAATTCCTATTTTAAACATATTGGTTCCTCTCTAGCTCTTTTTTTAGCTCTTCTTTGAGTTTCTGTCTAGCCTCTTTTCTATTTTGCTTCTTAGCTTTAGACCAACCATCATGATTGTTCGCCCAACAAGCAAATTTTCTATCAAATTTATCCTCATATGTTAGTTTTTTGAACTCACTTCTCATAGTAATCCCCTTTTTTATACCCCACAAATCCATTTATATTGTATTTTTGTGGGGTATAGGCTACTTATACAGTATAAGAAACTCACTCCACGAACCAACATCTACAACATATTTATCTTCTAGTTCAGTCCATATTTTATAGTATGACTTATAGTTTTTATCGGCTAGGAACTTAACAATCGCATCAGAGGCACTTTCAACACTGTCAACCTCACGTAAAAAATACTCTTCGCCATTTGACCGTTGAAAAAACAATTTCATAAAATCCCCCTCCTATCCGTTCTCTTCTTCGTATACGCACTCAACATCAACTAAAGCCTCTGCTATAGCCTCTATAACATGGTTTAAATCAACTGTGTGGTCGCTTACTAATACTTCTTCCACTAACTCATACAGAGTACCCCAAATCCTTATTTGGTTTGATTTGTTCACTGTTTTTCCCTCTCTTTACTTTTTTAATCCTATGGTTAATAGGAACACAAGAATACAATAATATTCTATCTGAAATAAGAAGTAAATCCCTATCTGATTCTATTGAGTATATTATTTGGTCTGCTCTAACACTATTTAGATTATCTTTATCAAATAACCTAACATCGTACTGAATACTCTTATTTTCGTCTACAGCCACCTGTGAAAACAAATTATATAAGTCTTTTAAATTATCTGCCAATACTAAAACCTTCATATTAAAACCATTAACCACTATATACTTCCACTACTTCCTCACCTCTACTGTTTACATAAGGTTTTGAACTAGTAGTATAAACTCCCCTACCTCTTTCGTCGACCACTTTTCTTCCGTCTCTAACAAATCTAACCATTTTTCCTTTTTCCAACTCTGAAAAATCAACCGTCTTCCATATACCTTTTACATTAACTTGAACAATATCATTCGTCTTCATATAAAACCTCCTTATATATATTATTGTGGACTGAAAGCCTAAGAGCGAGCATTTTACTTTTGAGGGCTTATAGCGTTTAATCCATATCACCATAGAATAGAAGTAAAACCTGTGTCTTTCAAGGTTACTCGTTTGCTTTCAATTTAAACTTGTAGTACTACAAACCTTTATTCTTACTTGTTCCACAATGCACACTGCCTCGCACGGATTACGCTTCCACGTTTGAGCTATAATTTTAGCATTGTACTTCTACAATATCGGCAGTGTATAAGTGAGTACCAAGGTCTCGAACCTCTATAAGTTTTTCAGTCAGCAGTATACGTTTGTCTCATTAATGAGATTTTTTCCGAACTGACATCTTACAATCTCCATAAGAATGTACTCATATTAATTATCAGCCTTGACCAACCACTACTGATTTGAGCCTACCTACTATATTAGCTCCACCATACCAATTCTCATTTATTTATGGCGATGAGTAAACACCTTCTATGTATTGGTATGTACACTGCATTTGACTTATCGGCACAAATGAGACCATTATTGGAGGTAGGTTTCACGTCTCTACCTCGACATGTATTACAGCCCCACCGAACTTTACTCTGTAATACTTGTATAAGCCCTTAAGTAATTGTTCGCTTAAGCTTGCTTAACGCCCCATGTTTTTTATTATTGGGAACATGTAACCAATCTACCTTATAGTACTATTATACCACACCTCAACACTTCTGTCAAGTGTTTTGAGAAAGTTTTTACTATTTTAAATTTTGCTATAAAATATCGTTTTCATTCATAATTTTCTACACTTCTATCTACCTTCATAATTACAATCATCGTTCTCACAGTAATCAAAAGGTACACCACCTTGGTCACCACCATCAAAATGCTTTATGTCTGCGCCACATTTTGGGCATTTCTTATCGGTTTCCCATATACCTTACTCTTGGTCGATTTGTTTTCTACTACGCATACCACTCATTCATTTATCCTCCTTCTGAATATCTCGCAATTGCGAATTAACTATTTAGTATTTTTAACTTTGTTTTTTACAGTCATTTAATTTTAATTTCCCACTAATTTTACATTTAAAACAAACTACTCCTAGTTGATGTGTTTTTTTAAGCATATATATTGAATTACTTTTTGTGTTATTTAAACATAATAAACATTTCATACAACTTCCCTCGTCCTTCGTAATAATCTCGGTTTGTGAATATAAAACTAATATTTTAACTAGTAGTTAGTTATATACACTTCTACAGTCTTATTACTTTTCTCTTTTAAGAGTTCGCTACTCATTGTTCTATTTAAGTTGTTATAGTCATAGTTCAAATAGTTTACATTGTGTTTTCTACTGAACTCAATCAACTCACTATTAATAATACCTTTGTGCTCAAACACATTACTCATTCCCCATTGTACACCTAGCTCATCAAGTTTATTTAAAATTACAAATAGGTCAAAGTCATTATAGTCAGACTTATATCCATTTATTCTAGTAATACTATAAGGGCAGTCCACATATATAAAAACGTCTTTAAAGTCCATTTTTGAGCTATTCACTATATCAACTATATGGTCTACATATAATTTATAATCCATCTCAGACACTTGTAAATTCGTTTTTTTATCCTTCTCTTTAAAGTCAACTAGAATTTGCTCAACTACTTTTCTTCTGTTCCTTTTCCCAAAGCTAGAAGTTAGTCCTTTTTGCATATTAAACTCCAAAGAGCCATTAAATGCAAACAACGATATAGTAAATAAATCTAAGTAATAAGAATCATCTCTGAGTTTTCTATCTGTTATTGTTCTCTTAAAATTATAATACCCCTCTTTATTGGAGCTTGATAAATTAAATTCTAATATTCTACTATCGACATGGTCTAATATTTCCATTACACTCGTCTCCAATACTACACGTATTAAAGTTCCCATAAACAAATCGTTGTACATGTTTATTTCGTATTCTGAATTTATTGCCACACTACCACTACCACCAAACAAATCTACAAATAATTTAGCTTTTGGAAACAACGGTTTCAACTGTGGAAGCAATTTTGTCTTCTTTCCAGACCAAAGAAAAGGACTGTCTACTATATTACTGTTTTCCATTAAATAATCTCCTTTTTTGCACAATTAACCTCATTTTTACTCAAAATAACGTAATATAATGATGTTTTTAGGTAAATATTAACGTTTTTTGACCTATTTTCGACCATAAAATCTGTCTTTTATTACGTTATGTAATTATAATTCCTCATACTCTTTTAGCAATTCTTTTAGAGTTTCGTCGCTTTCTGATAATAATTTATAAATTGCAATATTTTGTAATTTTTTTACTCTTTCATCCATTTCAATTTTTATCTCAGATTTTCTCTGTCTATTTTTGGCTCTGCTATCAAATTCGCTTGTATCTACAATGGATACTATCTCTTTTGTGTACTTTGTAGGCTCGCCAATTGGCTGTATTTGTAAATCAATTACTTTGGCTAAGTTAAGTCCGAATCTAGTATCACATACAACTATATCTCCTATTTTAATATCTTTTTGATATGAAATAAAACTATATTGCTTATAAGTATTTGAACCTTGTATAAAATTAACGCCTACTATATTTATAGTGTTTTCGCTATCTACTATTTCTTTGGTAATATTTAACTTATTCAGTGAGTCACCTTGGTATACTTGTACGGTTTTTACACCCTCTATTTTTAAAGTAACATACGTTTTGCCATGTTTTTGAGTTATTTTTGTTATTACTCCGCTCATACCATTTGTTTGACACTCAGAATTCACAAAAACAACTTCTCCTATTTTTAAATCATATCTCATATATTTCTCCTTTTATTATAAAACTCTTCTTTTATTATGAGTTAAACAGTTTCCCATGCTTCATATTTTGTTTCTATTTTTTTAATTTCAGCTCCAATGTCGTTTGCTGATTTCCCACATTTTTTGCACTTCATGTTTGGAATAACATTGTCATGGAAATTTCTATCGTCATATCCGCTATTATTTACAATATCACCACAATTTTCACATTCATAATCTGCCCAAAAATCTCTTCTGTTTTGACTTGTAATTTTAATAATCTTCATACAATTCTCCTTTGTTTATTAATATAATTAATTATAGCATATATACCTACAATTGTCAAGTATATTTTATAATAATAATTGATAAAATCCTAATTTTATTCATCTTCCTCGTCTATTTCTACTTCCCATTTTGAATTATAACTCAAACATTCTTGAGTATACACGCTTATAAATTGAGCGTTTACTCTATAAGAAGCGCAATATTTTTTAGTTGTATAATTATGACTCTTACAAATAGGACAAGTATTCATTGCATTATAAATTTCTTTTCTGCTATCAAATATAACTCTTACTCCTAACAATTTTGCCATTTATATCTCATTTCCGTGTTAAAATTGGCGTTTTATTTATTTGGTTACTAAAACTATATAGAATTAGTGACAAAATAAATATTAATTTTTACACACAATCCATGTCCCCAAAGTTAACATCTCTTCTGCTTGTTTTTTGCTAGAAGAGTTAAACCCAAAATATTCATGACCATCTTCTTCTAGCCAAAAAATCATAACTTCTCCCATGAGTACAATGGTAGTATATTCTGTATCTTTTCCACGGACTGTAAATCTAAAATCTTCAAAGTCTTCCAATTCAACCTCTCCAATATTTTTAAATTCTACCATTTGAAAACATCTAATAATCTCACCTACTTCAACTTCCCAATATTTTTTTAGATGGGACAATAGTCCAATCATTATACATGTTACCATCTAAAGAGCCATTTTTTAGTCCCATTGAACGATAGTAACCATCACCTTCAACTATAAATGTTTCTCCACAAACACCACTAATATCTCTTGTATTTATTACTACGTCTCCAACTTGCACATGAGTACCATCTTTATATAGTAAAGGCGTAATATCACCAACTATACCACATTTATTCCCATCCATATCAATTATTTCTCTTGTATTCATTTTTTTTTTATTTCTCCTCACTTTTGTGAATTTTCTTAATAATTTCCCCACCAAATTCATCTTTAACAATATCAATAAATTCAAAAACCGTAAATAAGTCAGTCATTTCTAAACCTTTTTCTTTTAATAAATTGTCTCTACCCATTTTACAACTTCCTGTTAATTTGTTATGCCAATCGTAAAACTCATCAACTTCATATTTATCTATCTTATTGAAATGATTATTAAACTCTTCAATACGTTCTTCTTCCGACTTCTCTTGAAATGCTTTAGAGTAAGCATCTCTCATGGCTTGCTTTACTGTTTTACCATGCGCAAAACTATTATCGACTTTAGCTATAAAACATTTTTCTAAGGCTAGATTATCTTTTAATATACATCCTATTGCTATATTCCCCTTGATTGAAATTAAAACAGTGGGTATTCTATCTATTTTATATATTATATGCCCACTGATTGATTTTATGCCATAACTATAACCAGAACCAGAACCATCACCATCACCATCACCATAACCATTACCATCACCAGAACCATCACCATAACCATTACCATCACCAGAACCAGAACCATTACCAGAACCAGAATCATTACCAGAACCATTACCATAACCAGAACCATTACCAGAACCATTACCATTACCATAACCAGAACCATTACTAGAACCAGAACCATTACCAGAACCAGAACCATTACCAGAACCAGAAATAATACTTAAAAAAACAGCAATTTTATCTATTTTTTCCATTCCTTCACACTTTCAATGCTTTCAATAGCCCTATCTGTGCATTTAATTACCTCAACAACATCTAATATCTCAATATTATCAACAGACACCGTAAACTTACAACTGTCTGAATTATTCGTACCATCTTTTGCGAGTTGACTAATAGAATTAGCACCACTCCAATACCAAATACGTCTACAATTAGATAGTTCTACTTCTTGACCTACTCTATTTTCTAATGTTCCAAAAAATACTCCACTTCTGTCGCCTCTGATAATTACTTTAGTTCCTTTTTTCATTTTTTATTTCTCCTTTTCTATTTGTTTTATAATACTATTATAGCATATCTATAATAGGGCGTCAAGTGTTTTATTGATAAAAGA